AGCCTTGTTCATAATCTCAAACGCAGTCATCATTAGCCTCAACAATCATATAAGGTATATATACTTCGCTTATTTCCGAAGCCTTATTATGTTTCTGCCAATTCACTGCTCTGTCATATTTGTCATCGAACTTCCGTTCTCTAAACAAATTGTCTAACGTTGTATACGACACCCCAGAAGAACCACGCATAAATTGTGAGTAGTTGTCTTCTGACTCAGAGATATACTTTATAACTAATAGAACCCTATCCTTTCCGAACTTCTTTACAGCACGAAGTATCTTTTGTTCTATTTTTGCGGTCATTCTCAATGATGGGTCATACCCACATTTTTTTCTTAATGACTTCCATTGATTGAAAATTTCTCTAACTTGCCTCGTTAAGTTCTCCACTTAGTAACTCCGGTTCTGGTTTATATGGTTGTTGTTCGTCTGTTTCTTCTCTTTTAGACCACAAAGCAACGCCAGCAGCGTCAGAGATATGGTCCTGTCTTCCTTGTTGGTATAGGGCTATGCCAAGATGCGGCAATAGTTTAGGCATTATTTCAAGAGATAATCTTTTAGCCTCTTCCCGTTTTATTCTTCTATTGACTCCAAGAACATCTTTTCTCCAAGTCATTACAGGAACAAATCTTACATCAACATCATGGTAAAGTTCTATTCCTCCAAGCAAAGCACCTGTGAATCTAGCCAAGTGAAGAGCAGTTCTTCCTGATCCGGCACGGATATATATATCTTCACAAGCGAGTTTGAATGGAGTTTTTTCTAGCTCTGGCAAGTGTGCAATTACAGACCCTATTTTTGAAGGGCGATCTACTATAATCAATTGTTCTGTTCGCTTTATCATTCTTACGATTGACACTTTCCAAACACGTTTCTTTTTTCTTACTCTCTTATTCCACAGAACGGATATAGCGGCAGTGCCGTTGATTAGCACCACCGCTGATCCGTTATTAGCGGGGTCTATGCCTATATAAATTTCATTAGAATGGCAATTCTTCCCAAGACTCATTTGTTTCTTCCCCACCGATATTTTTATCATCGTGTGGTTGGACTTGCTCATCAAATGAATTTAAGAACTTGATTTTGTGATAAATATCGCCATATTCAATTCTTTTATCAATCATCTTCTGGATGCTAACTACAGCCTTAGCTATCACTTCCTTTTGTTGGTCTGTGACTTTTGATGACCGTGCAACATTGTAATATTTAATGTTCAGATATGTTTTTTCGTTGTAAGTTCTTTCGGCAAATGTGCCTTTGAAAACCTTTCCTTCGCGAACGATAGAAATAATATCTTCCATCCTCTCTGGATCAAACGGTATCTCACATCCCATTGCAGCCGCAAACTTTCCAATTTTCCAGGTAGCATTTTCAGTAAGGTAGAATTTATCAGAATGGATTATACCCACATCGTTACTGTCCTCTAAATCCTCAACGACAACATAAGTTATCTCCAACACGTTCTTCTCAAAGGACTCCTTAAACCCAATCGCTATTGGGGATAGGATTTTACGCCCTTCGTGTATAATTCGTTTGATTTGCTCATTATCGCCATCTGTTTTCCAATCATTCGGATTGACTTTCATTTTCTTTCTCCACGGTTTCGGTTTCTATATTTATACTGGTTATTACTCTATCTATTATCTCTTCCATGTTGGGATTGGTTATTACTGACTCCAATCCGAAACAAGGCTTACACATATAATTCTCAGGCCCATCGAACATTAACTTTCTAATTGCTACGTCTTCTGGGTTCTTAGCTCTTGTTCTATATAGGAATCCAACAGCCGAGAAGAATTGCATAACTTCGTTGCCTGTTTTCTTTCCTTCAAACATTGGTCCGACATATCTAACATCATCACCACCAGTGGTAACTTCAGATAGGCACGTACAGACAACATGGGCTGGAACATCACGTATCCATCGAATTAGTCTTCTCATTCTGTCAGCTAATCTGCCCCAATCTTGAATTCTAAACTCAGGATTGTCTTCGCCTTTGGCTTCAAGAATTTCAGTTTTAATTAAACGCTGTACCTCAGTTAAAGAATCAATGACCAAAGTATCGAACATATGCTCTATTCCATCAGAATCTTTTAGACTTCCAGATTGAACTTGCATAAGAATATTGCGTAGATCATTCGCTGTAGTGCAAGTGATTATTAAAGCGTCCTTATTTGAATGAACAGCACTAACAGCACCGTTCGCCTCAGTTAAGATTATTAAAGGGTTTTTAGAACCCGCAGCAAGAAATGTCTTACCTGATCCAGAATCGCCTATTACAAGTATCTTTGCTTTGGCTTGCTTATCTCGGAAAGCATTAGCAGCCTTAACTACGATGATAGGTTTTGTTTCTGGCTTATGGTTTGAATCGTCCTTTGGTCGTTTCTTGTTATTTTTTGGTGGCATAATGCTCCATTGGTTTTATGTTTGGTTGTTGATAACCCACCTCATAGTGGGAAGCTGTGGATACTGTATGACCTCTAAAGGAGTGTTAGCAATGCAATTAGCACCGAATTGGCACTTTCCCCATCTGTCACACAATGGATGACGTAAAGAAGCAAAATCAAACTGTCTTTTTGAATGTGGATTTATCCTGACTAGTTCATTCCGCTTTTCTGATAGCTTTTTTGCTACCGCGTAGTCTTCAACTGTAGTTCTTTCTATGTCTTCTTCCGTTATCCATCCGTATTCTATTCCAAAGTAATCGCTGTCCTTCTGTTCTTTACATTCACGGTAGTGTTCTTCATAGTCAGAAAAATCAAGATCATTTTCTATTACCGCTTTCTTGAATTGCCAAGAAGGACCAAGCCTTGCTGTACTAAGCTTTCCAGACTTTAGCGGTTTTGGTGGGTTCGGTATTTTTGAACTACATATATCCCACAAGTATCCAGCAACCCGCTCGCATTTTAAAGAGCTAAAACAACCATGCTCCAGTTCATACTGTAATAAGCGACAATATGATGGAAGTTGTAAATCGTAAGAGAGCTTGTTCCTGTATGTCGAAAGAGAAGAGGTTGTTTTGTGGTCAATTATCCATAAATAGCCGTTGTCATTATCCATAAGAATAGCGTCAGCTTTCCCTATTTTATACCACGGCATTTGCATCTCAAAAGAATCGTGAATTTCCCCTACTTTTGCCAACCTATATTGTTTTACACCCTTGATTTCTTCTTCTATAAATCTCTCGTTGCTTACAAAATGGTCGCCTTGTAAATCAAAAACAGGTGCAATTAATTCTTGTTCGATGGCTATAAGTGTATATTTACCAGATATATGCTTGTTCCAACTTGCAACCCAACCCTCGGTGGAGTTTGCCATTCGTTGTTGAATCTCTTGGTGGAAATCTTCGTATTCATAGTCATTCAAATCATACTTACTGAGTTCGTCAGAGATGAATTTCATATGAACACCACAGTCCATCTCTTTTTTTACCCTGTCAAACTGTAAATTTGAACCAAATCTAAAGAGTAGATATTCAAGCCAGGAGTGCCAAATTATTCCATAAGCCCGTGGTTTGGACATACCTTTAGTATTGAATTCTTGAACGTATTTATATGTCCATAGTCGGTTACACCCAAACACGGACCTTTCCGTCTGACTAAAGACCATAGCTTGGCCCAATTGTGAGACTCGTTCACTTTTTTCGTACCGATTTACTATTAATTTCAATTGGTTCTCAAGTTATAGAATAATTTTATTACTCAAATCAGGATATTTATTATACAAATAAGATAACAACATTTCGAGGAAATAGCCACACAAACATCATTAATTTAATTAATTAATTATAACTCTATAACTGAAGAAGGGAGGGGAACCAATCCCTCCCTTCAGGGGTAAAGTAAAAACTTTACACAACCATAAAACCAGTATTATAAGCCAAGCGGCACAATCCTAGGAAGTTGAACGTCTTGGCTGTATTTGGATAGTATCATAATTATTATCAAAATCAAGAACTTTGTTCGTCTTTTTGGATAAACCCGCTTTTCGCCATTGCTGCCCGTACAAAAGCATCCACGGCAGATTGACCCCCCAAGTACAACGCCTGTACTGTACCAGCGGCATAAACCATTGCAGATAGAACATTGGCGTCAATACCCTTTCGTATTCCGAACCAAATCAAACCCAACCAGCCGATGTTCCAAATCATTGCTGCCAAGAATTTCTTGGAGCCTAAAGGCGTTTTCTTGATCTCATCCAACCATTTATCATTATTTCCGTTTTTCAAAGATTCGCTCACAGTCTTCACTCCCTTCACATGCTTTAAGTATCACAACTGAATTCAAAATATTTCCTATAGACTCACACTCTTGACCAGAAGTCTTGCTATCAATGCCTCTTGTGGTCATACGGCAAAACATTTCTCTACACAAACCATCTTCGTGTTTGTCTATATATTCCATAGAACAAGGTATTTCCAATAAGTCTATGTTTGTAAGCTGTTTCTGAACAGCTATTTGTTCCTCGGCTACTTTGTTATCAGGAACTATCACTACAGGTACAATGTCGGGCCTTCTATTCAAGGCCATGAATGTGCCAGCCGTTCCACCGCCACCAACAATAGTACCAATCAAAATCCATCCCCACCAAGTCATATTAACCTCTGCTATTTTTTCTAAATCTACTTTCATACTATATCCAAACTTACATCCGAAATGACTTCATCACCCCAACAATCCCAACCATCAACTCTTCTTCTTGCGAACAATTCTATTTTGTTTTGAACAGGGAACATATCCTCTATCCTTTGACGTACTTCTTCCGGCTTCTGGCTGTGTTTTGTGCGCTTTGAGTATACATACTGCCTTGCGTTCCTTATGCCTCTTGGTTGCGGAATACGCCCCCTTTTACCCAGCAAACAGAGTTCGCACTGAGACATTGTGTAAAATCCTGGGTTTACTCTTACTTTATCCCACACAAAACCGACTGTAGCCCACTTGAAACCCCAAGACCTCATAAGGTCTACCGCTTGGTCTAAATGCGGGTTAGTTGTCCACATGAATAGCAAACAATCATCGTCACAGATAGAAGTAACATTAAGACGTTTAAGGTCTTTGAGCTTTATGGTCGAATAATGAGAGATAGCTCCTCCGGTATCTATCCCACCTTCACCGTTATGTTGTTTTTGTCCTTTGTAATCCCATGGTGGGTCCACATAAATGACTTGGTACTTTTTCATTCTTCAATCAATGTATACGAAAAGCTATTTCCATAAAGTGATGCCGAAAGCCTACAGAAAGACATAAAAACATCAAACTCCTTTGGATGAGCAAATACTTGGCAACCTGCTGACCACTTTTCTACTACGGTAGACTCCCTACGAGAATTGGACCTATGAATGTTTATTCCGAACCATCCCTCAGATACGCTACTGGCATCCATATCCAACACATTGTCTCTGTTAGAATCCCTATAGACCTTAACCTTCCCATTACGTTGGCATAAAGCATCATAGCGACCTCTATGTTTGTCTATTTTCCATACCCCGCGATACTGACCAGGAACGAGTATAGCTGTGCCTTCTATTCTGCTTGGGTTTTGTAAATGATATAAACCGGGGTCAGTGGTAATTTGGAAGCATATATCTATCCAATTCCCAATCTCATCCTTACAAACAACATGCAAACTATCGTTATAAGTATTTGATATATTGTCCTGAGAGCGAACACCGATGAGGTTTAAATTCCACACCCCTGTTTCAAATACAGTGTGTCCAAGGTCTTTAGATTTTTGAAGAATAGCAGGTATAGGCATAGTTTTCTCCGTTTTACAGTAGCCGAAGAAAAGATAATGCAGCCAAGGTCTGTTGTCGATTACCATAAACCACCGCCAACTTTAATCACATTTCTATTTTCCTATATAAACAATGTCAGGATTTGGGTCAGGTGCATTTTCCCATTTACGGATATTTTTATTGGCCTCAAACTCCCTGATCTCTTTAAGAGTTGTTGTTCCTCCATTGTCTTCAAAAAACTTTTCCAATTCAAAGGAACTTCCCCTCATAGAAACAAGAAGAACAAAAGAACCGTCTGCTTCAGAATTCATTTTCTCTACCCATGTTTTCATAAAATTATAGTTAATCCAATTTGTGGCACCATAATCTAATCCGACATGCAGCGTTCGTGGCTCTGAGATAACCATTCCTCCATTTGAGCCAATACACTTATAGATTGTAAGATTTACATCGTATAGTACGAATAGCAGTTCTTTATTCTCTAAGAAGTCGAATTCTGCATGAATCGCATTGCTTAGTTTTATTCGTTTAGCTATCATCTATCTCTTCTTCATAGCTATCAAATCTTCTGGATCTTCCCAACTCAGACCAGTAAAGGACCAAAGAACAACTATATGATCTCCGTCTATTTTCTCTACTGCGCCTGTCTCTGTTTCTTCTTCGATTTTTAGATAAGCGTCCTCTTTGATCTCCTTTATCCATTCGGCACTTCTCTTTACTTTTTCTCCTATGAGAATGTCGGCTATCTTCATCTGTTATCCCCACTATTCTCAAGCGGCTGAACTGGAACAAAATTGGTATACAGAACATATTCTTTATAAGAATTCATTAGCTCTTCGTAATCAAAATGGTTTCCACAAACATCTGCGAACGAGATCATAACAGAAGATTGGTCAATCCTTGTAACGTCACCGTTATAAGTGAATAGATGCTTATAAACTTTGACCTTTCCACTTATAAAGTCCAAACCCAATTCCGTTGGTTTCCATAGCCCTGTCATGCGCTTTTTCCTGGTTTTATCGCGGTTGGTAACAGCCAATCCCCACCAAGCTAGAGCCGGGTAGTCCCTTGAAGAGAATTCACAGTCTTTGTAGTGAATCCAGCCATCATTATCATCAACATGGCCCATTATATTCTCCATATACTTCTTAGTTAATGAGCCGAGAAATTTGGCACTATTGCTGCTTAGTGACCTTCTGTATTCCTTCACATGTTGGTCACAGCATGGACAAACAGTTCCTTTAATCCTTGTAGTTATCAAGTCACTTCTTGCGGAACGTATAAGCTCACTCCTAAGTTCAAACTCAGATATAATTCCTGTCTTATGAAGACCCAGAAAGAACAAGAATTCATCCTCACTGTTTTTGAAAACATGGGGGTTCTTTTCCATTACTTGTGTAAATCGTGCCAACCATTGTTTGACTTTCTGCTTTTTAGGTGGCGGAATCTTGGGTGTATAGCCGGGACGATGCCCGATTTGCGCTGATGGCTTGCAAACATCTATAAAAAACATGACCTTCCTCACATCATCCGGTGTAAGGAAGCTAAATCTATCGTGGTTCATTGTGGTCCTTTGGTTTTATTGTTCGTTTTCCCCGTCAAGTATGTCTTGAAGTGAATCTACTGGAATACACACAACGCCATCGCCATGAATGGCAAGAGCCAGGTCTAACTCATAGCATAGTCTGATAATGGCCCATAACGGGGCAGAGCGACCTGTCGGGCTATTATTTGCGTAAGCAGCGCAAGCTTGCGGTGTAATCTCTAAAATTTCAGCCAAAGCAGAGGCAGTTCTTCCTGTTTTGAATTGCCATCTTTTCCGCAGTTCTCTAAACAAGTCCTTACGGGGCAAATCATTGTTCTTCGTGCCATAATAAGGAGCTTTTTCCTCTTCATTTGTAGCTATCGACGACATTCTAACTCCTAAAAAAAACTAGACTCGTACAGACATAGTATAGCACATTATTACACGGTCTGTGTTACAAATCAAGCCAATTCAGTAAGATAATTTACTTCCGATAGAATATATTTGGCGACAATTTAAACAGTTGGTGCCTGACTTTTATAAGGGTGTGTGGGTTGCAATAGCCCCTGAAGTCCGTATCGCCAAGCCAAGTATCCTTCAAACTTCTGCCTATCTGGTATAGACAATTCACCACGAACAAGTATAACCTCCGCAATTCGTCCCTCAAATCTCGTTGTTGAGCTACCAATCCCCATATACAACGCATCTGCATTATCTGCCCCAACGGGAGCGGTTGTAAAATTACCGTATTGACTACCATTACGCCAAAATCCAAACTTCTGTGCTGTTACGGTACTATCTTTATTGGTGACAATTCCTTGAAGTTGGAATGTGCCAAGAGAAGTGGCGTTATCACTACTTGTCTCTTTATCACTACCCCCTGTTCCCCATCTGTATTGCAAACATTCATCATTGACACCCCCATTATCATAGATCGAAGCCTCATAACTGTCTCCTTTCCATACTATCCCACTTCTTAACGGTGCTACTGAGCCAGGAGAAGCCCATGCGTCGTTCTTTGCCACCCATAAAACGCTAAGACCAGTGGAATTAAGGTCAAGTGAAGTGGAATCAATAGCCGTAAGAAAGGAAGCTAAACCATCAAATTCAATAGCCGGTAATGAGTTTACCGCATTTGAAATGTATTCTGGCCTAGAACCAGGAACGGCTTGAGAAAGATCATTACTATAGGCTGTATTATCCGTCCAAGCAGAAACACGATCTTTACCATCTACAGACACTGTAGTTACATTTGCGGCATCAGCTCTCCACCAAGCAGCAAGTGTTCCAGTAAAGTCTCCGGGTGCCCACAATGCGGGAGACTCACCCGTTGCGGTGTATTCATACGTTGTAAAGTTATCAATATATGTAGTCCCGCTTTCAATATGCATACCGGGCTGACCAGTTACAAGCCTCTCCGCTGTAGTGTCACCAGTATTTATGACCACTTCTTCATCAATCAATAATTGCAGTGTGACTTGGGTTGTTCCATAACAGCGGAATTCCATGGTGTGCTTAGAGCCAACCGAAGTAGCATCAGAAGAGATAGAAGAAGCAGCAATAGTTAAATCTACGTCATCAATCCTTCTAACAATCTTAAACGAAGCGTCAGAATTATCAAACCCTCCAAAGTACCCATACTTGGCACTATTCAAGCCAGCACTGGAACTTGTGAACGTATGCGTTCTAGCCATAAGCGATAGATTTCCAGCAGTAAACAAAGCGGTATTAGAAGGCCAAGCATATTCAATCTGAACCGAGTAATGGTCTTTAGCCCAAGCTGTAGAGGTATTTAGATAAGTGGACAGGTAGTCTTCATTCGTTGCCGAAACTCCGGAGCTACCCACCAGAACCTTGCCGGTCAGGACACCAGTTGGGTCATCTATGGTTCCCCATCCACCAATACCATGCCAATTGCTCTTAGCCATTTTAGACTCCAAACTTTATTTGAAAGTATATCCTTTTGTTTTCCAATTCACACACGCCAATCTCAATGTTTGCTATCCTTCCCCTTTTTCTTCCCGGCTTTTGGATTTGTTTTTTCCCCAACATAAATCTTGTCTACGCATTCCGACCATATCAGAATGTACTTAGCAGTAGTATTGGGAACAATATTATCAACCACACCATACGGAAGATCCAAGCGTAGCATATCTGTTGTAGGGCATTTAGAATACCCCTGGCACACTATGGCTGAACCACCTTTAAGGTAAACAACGACCATCATTTCATTTTAATAATTATGTTTTAACAATGTCATACACGAACAGTAAGACTTCCGTATTTAGATCACCACCAGATCCGCCAAATGTAACAGTTGTAGTGCCAAGGGAACTTGCAACAGTATATTCTGAGGAATCTACCGGACCAGAAGCAACCAGCTTGCAGAAAACACCGTTCACGAACGCCATCACACTATTAACATCTACAGTATCCGTAAGAAGTGCATATGCGAGATTAGCATTACCCACCGTTGCCTCTTGCTTTCTTTTAATTCCCATCTTGACATAAGTGACAGCATTATTAGCCAGTTTGGCTGTGCTAACAGACCCATCTGCGAGACTACTTCCACCAGTAAACTGAGAGAATCCCATGGCAGTTGTACCAACAGTTACAGTGCTATCATTAGTTGAGATGAAGCCCTGATCTGCACCGGCTGTTCCTTCACGAACGAAAACAGCCCCACCGATAATCTTAGCGGAGGTATCGAAATCGGTGGCTCGTGTCAAAATAAACGCAGCACCCACCGCGCCAGCATTGGTAACTACATAAATACCGTTTCTTAGAGCGTTACCAGCAGTTTCATTCTTAATCAATACACGAGTTGTTCCAGCGACAAAAGCAGTAACAGCATCAATTGTAAGTGTTCCACTTGCATTGGCTGTAATGGTCGCTCCAACCCCACTGGCTCCGTTAGCGTAGGTATTTGCCGGTAACACGGCAGCAGTTGCACATTTCACTGAATCTTTCCAGTGTACTCCAGTAAGTAGTGAAGCCACATATCCGACTGTTGCAACATCATTATCATTAGGAGATGCGGAGGGAGTTGGGGAACGAAGGTATGTTGCCCCAGAGAGATCCCAATTCTGACCAGAAATGTTCAGGTTTCCGGAAGTGATAGCAGCAGTGGCAATCTTTCCCGCTGTAACAGCACTACCACTAATCCTATCTGCCGTTACACAGTTATCGGCTAATTCTCCACCAGTAACACAGTTTGCTGCTAGTTCGGAAGTACCAACAGCACCAGTGCCAATGCCAGCAGCAAGAACCGCGCCAGCGGCTATCTGAGTTGATGTAACCGCTCCAGTAGCGAGTTGAACGTTTGTGATTGTAGCATTTACAATCTTTGCTGCTGTTATTGTAGTGTTTGCAATCTGGGTGGCTGTGATTGTAGCATTTGCAATCTTTGCTGCTGTTATTGTAGTATTAGCGATCTGAGTGTCTGTAATTGTAGTATTCGCAATCTGACCGGCTGTGATTGTAAGGTTTGCGATCTTTGCTGATGTGACAGCTAAGTTATTGATAGCATCGGTGCCAACCGCACTACTAGCAATACTAGCAGCGATAACCGCGCCAGCACCAAGCTTCGTTGAAGTTACAGCACCAGTGGCAAGTTCGGTTGCTGTGATCGTAGTAGCTGCTATCTGCGCAGATGTGACTGTATTATCTGCTATCTGTCCGGCTGTAACTGTCTTATTCGCAAGCTGCGTGGATGTGATTGTATTATTCGCAATCTGCGTAGCTGTGATTGTAAGATTTGCGATCTTACCACCTGTGACAGCTAGGTTATTGATTGCAAGAGTGCCAACGGCATTATTAGCAATACCAGCAGCGACAACTGCGCCATTCGCAAGCTTCGTTGAAGTTACAGCGCCAGTGGCAATAGCATCAGCAACAACGGCATCATCTGCCAGTTCGGCTGATCCTACTGCATTGGAGGCAATTAAAGCCTGAGTGACTGCATTATTCTTAATCTGGAAGGTGCTAAGTTGAATAGCCATGGTATTCCCCGGTGTAAATCATTCATTCAATGAATTATTATCACATATAATCGTCATGCCCACTCAATATGTAGAATCTCAACAACTTGTTGTTAGACAAGCTCTTGGTAGTCCACGAGCAATTCATCTCCAAAAGCCGGTAAAAAGGTGGTCGTAAAAGTGGTGTTATTATTTATTATGATCTCTGGCGAAGCTCCAGAAGAACTCTGGCGTACACCGTTCCAATATACATGTATTGGGCAATCGGCTCTAAAACTCTGCGTTGTTGTAAACGAAGTGGCTATTCCATCGGCTTGTGCGCTAAGGTTCTCCGTTTCAATACTACAATTCGCAGTAACAGAGCCAGGAATACTTGGAGCTACGCCTTCTGACCATAAATCTCCGCCAAAGCCTTCAATACCCATGGGAACTATTGTCTGAGGTTCTTGTAGCTTATTGGATGCGACGGTCCATTCCACGCTTGTGCCAGCATACCAATTCTCAACACTGGCTTCTGGGGATCCGCTTATATTCTCTTGTATGAAATTGCTGTACGAGATCGTTGTAGCGGTTCCGGCATACCATTCTGTATAGCCTTTTGTACTATTGAAGAATTCAACCCCTTGGTTATTAGATGTTCTCCACCCCAAACCACTATTGCTAACTATCTTCACGCTCTCAAAAACTGGAGTTCCAGTGGTAATGGCGTATGTTCTTGCCTGTGCCACCCGATCCTGTTGGCTGTTAGAGCTATTCATGCTAAACCTTTTAGACCATGCAGCAAGTGTAAGTGGTGTCGTAGAAGTCGCTATGTCCACCTTTGAGGTATAAGAATCAGTAACAAGCACCAACCACTCATAATCGTCCCTAATCAATGTAAAGTCCTCAACCCGACCCATTGGGGTGGACTTACGAAGAATAAACGAGCCTTCGCCATTTGTTCTATCGTTTGCAAGAAACATTAACGCTTCCATAGTTGTTGCCGGATCTACGATTGTAGAAGACAACGAATCGTACTCTACAAGAGACAATGAATCGAATGACGTTCCACCATCAGGATTTCGTATATCAGGAGGAAGCACTTGTTTTAAACTGTCTTTCAGGCCATCAAACACAGAGTTTAGTTCTGCTGCCGTGTAATCCTCTCTATCTTGTGTAAGTGCCATCTTATAATCCTATGCTATACGGTCATACAACAACCACATCCTCAAACCTATAACAAGCCTACCACGTTGATACTCAATCTTCTCTATTGTGGATTTAATCTCGGAAAGACCTAATTTTTCGTCAGTAATCTTTACATTATCTCCCAATTGAACCATAAACATCAATGCCGGAGATCCTTCGTATTCTACATAATAAGATGGAAGACTAAAATGAGATGCCAGCCAATCAGCAACGTATTGGGCGGTAGCATCATCATGGATAATCACACTTTCTAACGGTTCTCTTTCTCTAAGACCCAATCGGCTTTCTGAAATTTTGCAAAACACATTGTTCGATGAATTGACCGTTATAATCTTTTCATGGTTATTGGTAATACCGTTAAATGAATATTTCAGAACATATGAATTGTAAATGTCTTCTTTAGAGGACTCTTGTACGGAAGAGGCCCTATCATACAAGAGATTTTGTCCAACTATCAGTTCCTCAACATACACAGGGCTACTTCTATTTGTAAATACAGGCCCATAACCACGACCACTGTAGGCCATACTAATCATTGGAAAACTACTACATATTGTGGACTCGATATAATCTATCGCTGTAGCTATATCGTTCTCTCCGCTGGCGTTTATCAGCAATTGTGCCAGTAATGTCGGACATTTCGTCTTGGCTCTTGAAAAAAGGTTCTCGTCTACACCAACAGGGCCATATAAAGTCATTGTCCGTATAATATCTTCTATTAATTCAATAACAATTCTCTCTGACCCATCAGAGCGTTCAACATAAACGTAGACCGATACATCTTTGTAGTAGCTATGGCTTTGGTTTAGAATGCTAACTTCCAGATACTTTATTCCATTAGCCGAGAAAGCATCACTAACAGTTACGATATTGAGAACCTGTGGAAGCTCTTCTCCATCAACAAAAACAGTCGTTACTCGATGTTGGTGCCCTAAACAAACAACAAATTTATGTTGATACGAGCCAGTTGATAGGTCTTCTCTAAGAACACCAATACATGGCACACCAGAAGTATTTCTGTCCATTACAATTGGGAATCTAAACCCAATGGAATCTTCTGGTATTGATGCTCCTTTAGTATAATTTCCGAAGGAATTTTCGTCACAGATGTATTGTGGCTGGATCTTATCAAATGTTATCTTTGGATCAATAACATCAAATTCCAATGGCTCATCACTTGTGCCAAAGACCACACCACCAGACATATCTCCTTTCAACAAAACGTAACGAGACTCATATTCTCCATCTGGTATTTGCAAACTTATCTCAGCAAACCCAGTTATTAAATCACCACCAAGAACAACCGCCATTGGATCAAGCGTCCTGGCATCAATACTAACAACAAAAGAACGCTGAGATGCAGCACCAGAACCCAATGTGTAGGAAGAGCTTATGGTTGGCTCTGCTATGAGCTTAGGCGCATAATAGTGACTTTTTGAGTTCTTATCTATCGTTGAAATGCTATCGGTTGCGACTGAAATTCTATGACCGTTCCCGAAAACAAAATCCATAGTCATGACAACATTGGTCATGCCGGGGTCTTTCGTTATAATATCTAACCAATAAGAATTGATGACATTTACTGAAAAAACACGATTAAACACAATAGATCGCAAGTCTCTAAAACTATAGACCCCACCAGCACTAGTAACCGTCATTAAACAACTTCCTGTAAGCTAATGGACATATTGCCAATTGGTTTCCATTGAAGATTGCGTTGATCATAGTACCAACCTTCATTATCCAGAGAAGTAGAGCCGTTATACTTAGATAAAATTAGATTGTCCGTCCTTTCCTTCGTAAAACCATTGAAGAACACAATTGGCCTTTTAGAATAGCTAGATAAACTTCTCAACGAATCTCTTATTTTAAGTCTTTCCTCTTCACTCACATCGCCAACGATACTGAGGGTTAACTCTCGATTTGGTGGCCCTTCGTTGTAGCACCAGTAAACCCCACTACGGGTGGTGAATTCTGTTTGGTTAGGGGTCTCCTCGTCTGAATATGCCCAATCAAGAGGAACATTAAAGTCAAACTTCTGACCACCTACAATGGTTCCTATTCGCACATGCCCTTCATATGTATAAGGCGTAGTAGATGCCAACCTAAAGATAGGCAAATGAACCATATTATCAAATTCAACTACAGAACGGTCTGCAAAAATCGCAACTGAAGTTCCAACCATAGATGCTTGAGAAATCTTACTTACATCTGGTGCTTCAAACGTGAAAGAGTCGGATCCAATATGATTATCAATCTTAAACACAGCATTTGTTGGATAATAAAAGGTATCTGCCGTATTTGTTATTTCTAAGTAGAACGATCTTTTATCGGAAGAAGATAATGACCCACCACGAACAATGTCCTCGTTTTCAGTACCAGCATATCCGGCACCAAAATAATCAATGACCCAAACTCCTTCCGTTACACTGGAAACACGACCAGTAATGATTGTTGCATCAAAATCTTTAGATGTTGTAATCACAGTAGCAGCAGTAGAACGATAGGAAACTGTCCCCCTACGAATGTTTGTATTGAATAAAGCAACACACCGATGACTAAATACCTTGTCATTTGGTGCTTTAAAATCCAACACTACACTTGAAGGAGAGGTCTCTGATCTAAACATGGTTCTTGGAGAAGCAAAAGCGACAGCATTTTTAGAACTATATGAAAAGGCATTTGAGGCAGAGTAAGAGTCTCCATCCATTCCACCTGTTCCTCCCCACACAATCTCTATCTTATCGTTCATTAATACAGGTTCTCCTGTCATTAGCTTTCCGCGTGGAACATCTTTACGTTCCACATACTTCCATGGGCTTGTTGCGATACCGCTAAAATCACTATGTAGCTGACACATCAAGGCAGAGGAAGTTAAATCATTCGACCTATGAACACCGAAGTTTTGGAATTCAATAACAGTAGGGCCGCTAGGAGCAACAGTCGGTGTGTGTGGAAATAATCCGAATGAAACTGCTTGGTGCCACGGATTTGTTGTAGTGGAATTAACAAAAGATGGAGCAACATAATCGCTATCTGATGTTGTAGTTGATGACTTTGGGTAAACCATTGGAGTAGAGTACCAAGTCTCTGTTCCCTTTTTCCGAGCCATTAAAAGACACGCAGTTCTAATATTGGGATTGGCCTTAGTTGCCGACCAAACGCCTTGAACGGATAATGGATACCATCCCCACCTAAATTCAACAAAGCTGTCTTTAAAGAAATCAGTGCTTGGGCTTATAGTAGCTAATGCTATGTTCTGTCTTTCATCCCAAATTATTGCATAGCTTTTTCTAAGTCGAACACTACATCTAACTAGTGCGCCCTTAAAGTATGGTGGTGTCGTTACTGGCGGTTCCCATATACTCATAGAATCTAACATAAAACTATTGAGACTAATCCCAGCAATCAGTGTAGTATTTTGAACTACAGAAGATGTATTTTCACGACGGATTTTTGAGGTCCATACTATACAAGAGCCATGCCCATTAGTTGCTGGGATACTTACATCTGGTGGCGGTGCCGTACTCCACCAATAACCAGAATTATACGGACTTATTGTCCCCGCATTATCTGGTACAAAGCACCAATTAACATCTGGCGTGGCCTGGTTTCTATAGATCCCAAGTGGATTAACAGCACTGACGCTCGCGTCATAATCATACTGACATATACCGGCAGAAGGGGACCAAACTGTGTTGTTGTTCCATGTAGATCCATTTCTGAAAGGGTATGCACCAACCCCCGGATCTTGGAATGTATATGCTGCATATGTTTCAACATTGTATGCAATATTAGCTAATTTCAAGCTTTCGGTAGTTAGATTTTGTGTGCAATATCTAATGCTTCTCTTAAAAGGAGTATTAAGGGAAGAGTTGGTTGGAGTATTGTTCTCAGCCGGTGAGCCAATTGTTATGTCCCAATAAGGAGCGAAAATAGCGCCTTTTGGTTGCCAAGGATTTAATTCATCTAAAGACTTCTTACCCATTAGAAAAGAGTCAGGATAGTTACCAGCATTAAATGACCGTACAGGAGCTATTGACCATCCACCCATCTTGTAATAAAAAATAAGAGCTAAGTTTGAATTTATGCCGGTGTTTCTATCGTATGCCTTATGAAAGAAAGAGAGAGATCCACCAGCCCAAAAGAGTTTTCCAACAGCCGGTAAATGGCGTATAGCACAGTTAAACCCAGTAATTCCGAACTCCGTGTCGCTACTGTCTACTGACCCAAGTGCTGTCCAGTTTACTTCTTGGAGGTTAGATCCTAACGGTATCCTCTCCATATTATATTCTATGGCATCACTGGTATTCTCAACATTCAAATAATTATTCCTCTGACATAGATGAGAATAATAAATGACTAAATGAGCATCGGTTTTGCACATAAAGGGCTTCTCCGACCCCCACGAACCACGATGATGTATGTTTAGATTTTCTTGACCCTGAAAAGCACCTGATCCGGTAGCCATATACCCGGTATAGGCCATAATCCCATTTTGGCTAAGATTTATATAGCTATCATAATCTTCTAAAAATGGATTTGGATCTGCTGATTCTGTTCTCTCAAACCATACATCAACATCTGGCTTAACCATTAGAACAAAGGTTCCGCTATCGTCTGCCGATGAAACATCGAACGACCACTTTGGGCCATTAAAATCAACTGTGCCCGGAACTATATCAAATTGATTTGTTAGACCCCAACTGGATCCACCATCAATACTAACCAACCCCAATAGATACCAAGAGTCAATAAACTCCAAATCAGACCTGCTACCAAACGGAGTAGAAGCTACGGTAACATCTTCTCGTCCAGCTACTGTTTCTGTATTTTTAGATGACGGGTCTTTGACTTCTCTTGCTGTATTAGCCGATACATACTCAACACACACAATTCGCAAGTAGTAACCGCTTGATACAAGCCTTATCTCGTCAAGTCCAGCAGCTTTTCTACCAAGAAATCTTGATGTGACCCTATCGCAAATTGCTGTCCACTCCAATCCGTCTTCAGAAGAAAAAATAGTTATGTCATTATTGCTTATGATTGCCATTCTGAACGTACCGTCAGGCATTACGCAAACATCAATACCGTGATATGGCAATTTATGTTGTGATAACTGTTTTGACGATGTTCTTATCTGCCAATTGCTTGCTGTTGTCCAAGACTGTTCGTAATTAGACGCCCCTGCATTTCGGTATCGCGTCTGAATAGATCCAGTAGGATAGCGCGTTGAAGCCAAGTTCTTATATGTGTATAAGTATTCTTTTTTCAATTTGGGATTGTATACAGCAGCCAGCGAATTCATTTGAAAACTTGCTGCCCCACTATCAAACGGGTCTGAAAAGTCATGGCGATACCGTATATCGTGCTGACCATAGTAGTTATCGTCGCTCTTGGTCTTGTCTTTCCACGTCCAAGTTGCTTCTCCCAACGAACCGCTTGTTTGTGCTCTTAAATCATACTCTGTAGACTGTGTTGGTACTCCCATAGCAAAAGCTGAGTTGTTGCCTAAATTCGTGCTTGCTGGCGTTATGCTGGGTGAAATCAATGCTGGCTTGGTTGGAACCGCTAAAGGAGCATTTGCCGAAGTCATCACCTCTGCTTCCGTTAGCAGTGGGTCTGGAAGAATAAAGAACTGAGTAACATTATTTGACGAAAATAGTGGCATTATTAACTCGCAAATTTATTGAAACGGCCTCTACTGTAGCCAACGGTTACACCGCTTGCTCGTCTTAGCCTTTTTGTCATTTCTGGGGCATGTCCCCTCTTCATTGCTGTTATCTGAACAGCATCTAACAACCGTCCTTCCGCTATAATAGCTATATCTATCGGGGCAGACCCACCATATGTTGGTGGAACAACAGGTGGCCCAGCAGCAGCAGCAGAAAGACTAGTAGCATATGACCCAATACTATTGGTTGCAGCCATAAGCGATTGGCGTATCAGTTCAGATGGTTGCTGTGCAGCTATAATGTAGTCTCCAGCAGCAAATGAAGCCATTAAGCCCTCTTGCCCAACCCGTATAGGAGCAGGTGTATCGTTAAACATAGACCAATTTGATGGCTTGAGCCTTGAGTCCTCCCACCACTCTGAAACAGATTTATCCTCAGAAGGATGCTCCTCATCCCAAGCATCAGCTTCGGCTTGTTTCTCCTTTAGCTTCTCTATAAGCGGAAACATGCTTAGAATCGCTTTACCAAATACCTCTGCCATATGAACGGCTACTCCAAACACAGCCTTCCTAAACGTTTCGCTACCAAGAGTTGCCTCCAGTATGCCTTGGAGAATATTGCCAAAAATATCCATTACGGCTTCAAAGGCAGAAGAGCTAACCACCCTCTCCATTGTTGCGGTCAGGAGTTCTGAAACCGCATCTATTAAGCTTTTTATTAGCTTCTGCATTGGGCCACTAATCTGGTTCAATACGTCAGAAGACCCCTCAACTACTCTTTTTAATATATGGAGATTGCTTATTATTGAGCGTATTGCGTCAGCTATCCTTCCAGAGTTGGAAGATATACTACTTACAAACGTCTTAACAATAGTAGGAAGCGCAGTTGCAACTGCATCTATAACGCCACCAGCACCTTCAATTGCTGTTCTAAAGAAATTCGGAAGTCCAGTAGCCAGAGAAGAGAGGACCTTTGGTGCCGCAGAACTAACGGCTGCAAATAACTTGGGCAGTCCAGCTATTAAAGCGTCCAAAACGGCTGGGGTTACCGCGACAAGTGACGTTGCGAAGTCTGTTGCAGCCTCTATCTTTGCTCCAACCCCTTTTTTCGCTGTTTCACGTGTAAAGGAGGCAGAACGAGCCTCACCTATGCGACGTTCACGGTCTGCTGCGCTTATCTCTCCTTCCTCGAATAATTTACTTGCTTCGTCTATTTGCTTTTGACGTTCAGACGCCACACTCGCTGCAATTCCTTTAATCATTGACAATGGATTTAAATCAAGGCCACCCGTCATAAATGACAAAGACGATTTAAAGACGCCCACGACCTTCTTTATTCCGGCTATTGCTACTTTTACAATCTTAACTGTTAGCCGTATCATGCCACCAATAACTTTAGCTGCTACCACTCCTATAGCAAGAACACCAGCAGCAATAACTGCAAGTGGGCCAGCAAGACCCGCAAGAGCCACAGCACCATCCTTTCCAAGCGACTTAAATAATGGGCCTAACTTCTTCAAACCCGTTGCTGTATCTGTCCCTTTAGTGGCAAATTCACCAATCCCACGTTTCCAATCTTTCCAGGCACTACGAAGACCCGATTCTTTCCACGCATTACGAAAACCCGATTCTTTCCACGCGCTACTAAGACCCGATACACTGTTTTTAGCTAACTCAATAATATCAACCAACCCACGTAGGCCAGCCCCTGCCGATTGTGCTGCTTTTCCAATATCTACAATCCCTTGTGGCAACACGGACGTTAGCAGGTCACCCATAGCTGCTTGGGAGTCAATATCTCTGAGGTTTTCTAAAAACTTAATTGCAGCTTTCTTTTTTTCTTCGTCTTTTATGCCCCTAGTCGTCTTCTCCCTAGTCTCAAACTCTTCATTCACTTCAGTTAATTTTTCATAATACTGTCTAAACGCACCTATCTTCTCTTTGAAGGACGCAGACCTTATGTTCGTTTCTAAGGTGGTAAGACGCTGAACTTTTTTAATGTATTGCAACTCTACATTGTACAGGTCTTCTAAAATCTGTTCTTCAAGCCGTGCCCTTTCTTCCCACTGTTCGAGATTCAGCGCGGCTACAAGGTAAAGGGTTTCTTTCCTTTTATAGTCCTCCTTTGTTTTCTCCATGCTTTTGCGGTGTGTCTCATCGAGAATTTCCAATTCGCTTTTAGAAGCGTTCTCATTTACCGCTTTTATTTTCTTAACAAGCTCCTCTTCCAATCGTAAAAGCTCTTCATCGCGTATAGCAGCAGCAAGAACAATTTCCTTAGTTATCTGTTCTTGCTTTTTCCTTTCGCCCTCTATTTCGTTTAGTGCGTTCTCTTTCGCAAGATTTGCTTCTTCCTTTGCTATCTTTTTCTCTCCTTCTAACCTTTCAAGTTGCAACGCTAAAACCTCTCTTGAGGCCTTAGTACCAGCAAGCGTCCTTACGGTTTTCTTTGATGATGCTATCTCTTTTTCAAGATGACTAATGTGTTCTTCAAGATCACTTAAATCAGGACTTAAATCAATCTTCTTCATCTCCTTTTCTAGCTCAGTCATTAGACCTATCTGCTTCTCGTTCATTGCATTTAGATCAATAATTCTCTGATCATATGACTTTTTTATTTTAGTCTCTTCACTGTCTGTCATTCCAGCAAATGTATCGGATAGGTCTTTGCGTACAGCTTTTACATTTTCGTTATACTCTGCGATTAGTATTTTCGCTTCTCCTGACAGACCCGCGAGCAAGGCGGCCTCATGCCCACCACCTAACTCTTGAACAATCCCAATAGGCGCGTCTTCTATCTTGTGCCTAAATGCTATTGCCGCTCTCTCTGCCTCGTTTAGAGCAAGAGCGAGTTCGACTCTTCTCGCTAACTCCTTGTTGTATTGGGAAAGGGCCTTGGTTGACTTTTTAAGAGCCTGTTCTTGTTTTCTTGTTGCCCCAGGACCTATGTTTTTATCTCGGAGTTCACCCAGCTTTTTTTCTGCGTGGATTTGATTTTTTACTTGCTGTCCCGCTGTCTTTGCTCCCTGTTCATATCCACGTAGATGCTTTCGGTTTACTTCAAGCTGTGCGTCAACTGCTGCCGCATTTCTTTGTATTATTGTATATAGGTCTTTGAGGTCAGCGTGTTCACTAGGTAAGTCAAATGCTTTCATCCCCAGCCGCATACGCTCCGTATTTAATGATTTAAAGGATGCGATCATTGCAGCGTGGGTGGTTCTATTGTTCTCGCCATACTTATGTTCAGCGGCAGCGACCTCCTTTATTGTCTTATGATACATCTCTTGTCTAGCAGTAAGAGTTTCAATAGTACCAGCAAAAAACTTACTTCTCTTTGAAGCATTCTCTTGTATTTTAAGACCGTCAGCCATACCCTCTTGAAGTAATCTCTGAGCAGCAGACCAAGACAAAACAGCAATTTTTCCTTTATGAATTATTTTAGTCAGATGGCCCTTTGATAAACCGTTCGCTATCTGTTCTGCTGTAAGTGTAGATAACGTATCGAGTTCATTTCTAAGAACACCTCCAAGTTTATGCCGCGACTCTAATTCTTTCTTCAAATTCACCAGAGTTTTGTTCTGGACTTTCTCAATTTTTACACCCTGCTTACGATATGTTTCCGCATCATCCTCCTGAATTTTCTGTATGGCCTTAGCTCCACCAAGAGCCCTTGCGCCAGCCAATGCAGCATTATCAGCAGCGGTTTCATACATGACCCAAGCAGCGATAGTGGCAACTATGGCTGCAACAATTCCCAATGGGCCTAACATGGCTGCTCTAAGTCGTACCATCGCGGAAGCAGTACCATCAGCAGCCACTCTAGCCGCTATAAATGCTTTTGATAGCTTATCTACGACTGTTATCAGCGAAGCAACCCCTGCTAATATGCTTGAAGATACAAACACAAACAGCAGAGATTTCCCTAAAAACTTAATTGCATCTCTCGCTTGATATACAAACCGTACAAATTCAAGTAGCGCAGCAACCATAGAAGTTGCACCCGCAGCAAATTGATCTGCAAAATCCTCCGAGCTTTTTGTCATATCAGAAAACAACAATGTGAGTTGAGTTCCGATTACAAGTTTCATTCCTCTAAAAGCTTCAGCGGTTCTATCTATGATAACTTTAAGTCCACCTATGAAGTCGCCAAGATTTGATTGGTCTCCACTACCGCCTTCGTTCATTAGTTCAAAAACAGTTATTAAAAGCTCTTCAAAGGCAGAACGCAAGATAAGGGCTCTGTTGCTTACAGCCGTTATCTGCTGTTCATATGTTCTTTTAGTAAGTCCTTCTGCGATCCCCTTATCAATTTCGACCATTATCATATTGAAACTATTGGACTCTTCAGAGGCAGTAGCAAACTCCTTGGAAATTTGAGCGATACTACCAGCAGCTCTCTTTGAGACAAGACTAACAATGTCTCCCATCTTCATGTTAGCCTTTCCAATCGTTGTCATTATCTCAGCAAAAGAATTGGAAACAGGGTTTACCTCTTCCATTGTAATGCCGTATTTTTCCAACGCTTCTTGGGCTCTTGCTGTTGGTCGAGATAGTGCCAACATTGCCTGTCTAAACTGTGTACCCGCGATGGAGCCTTCAAGTCCCAGGTCTCTAAACAACGCTAACGCTGTAGTTGTATCTTTCAGGCTCATTCCAAGCGCAGCACCAACCGAACCCCCGTATCTCATAGCAATAGTTAAACTTTCAACATCTAAAAGAGAGTTTTGTAGTGCCCCGGTAAATGTATCTACAACCTCAGTAGACTTATCGGAAGTCAGGTTGAACTGAGCCATTGTTGCTGCAAGTAGCTGAGTAGCATTCGACATTGACGTTGCATTAGCACCAGCAAAGTTAAGAGCATCACCAGACACTTCCAAAATAGAGTTAGCATCCATACCAGCTCGCGCCAACGCTTGCATGGCATCAGCAGCCTCAGTAGCCGTAAAAAGGGTGGTCCTACCGAGTTGTCGCGCTGTGTCCTCCATATCTTGCATCTGTTGGATGCCTTCGGCAGTACCCAAATCAATTCCACGTATCGAAGCAAGCGTGATGATTGATTTCTCAAAATCAGAACCAACTTTCAATACAGCAACGCCTAGTGCTGCTGCCGCAAACGCAGCAACCTGGAAGGCCATTACAAGTGGTCCCATCATAAACGAATGTAAGGATTTCACAGAACCGTGGAAGTCTTCCATGGCTCTTTTCTTCGCTGCTGCTTCACGTTTATGAATAGCAGCTATTTTCTTCGATGTAGCCTTTTCTTCTCGTTCTCTACGATTTCGTGCCGCCTTTTCTACTCTTACTCGCTTTTTAATTCCGGCTAGCCGGTCTTTTTCTAGCCTCGACCAAAACTCATTTAGGGCCGTTTCGTTGGCCTTTTCTTTCTTGCGATTTGCATCCTTTACTCTTTCCAGCTTTTTAATTCCGGCTATCCGGTCTTTTTCGAGCCCGTCCCAAATGCTTTCCAGCGCTTCTGCCGTAGCTTTTTGTGACGCTAATACTTTCTTGTCTGCTGCCTTAGCGCGTTTTATATGTTCTGCTTTGAGCTTCTTCGAGTAGCTTTCCCACGCTTCTGCTGTAGCTTTTTGTGACGCTAAGTTTTTCTTATCTGCTGCCTTAGAATCTCGTTCCTCCTTACTCTTAATAGCCCTTTTCGCTGCCCTGGCCTCTTTATCCAGTTGTATTTCTTTTAAAACCGTACCTTTATACGCTTCTAAGAGTTTTTCATTTGTTAGCTTTACTTCTGCAAGTTCTTTTCTGTGTGCCTGTAGTTTCTTGTCCCTGCGTTTTTTGTCGCGCCTTGCCCTCTTTTCCCTGCCCTTTTCAAGCTTATTCTCTTCTCTCTTTTGCTTCTTCATTAGATCAAGAAGCTTATCAAAGCTTTGTGATACCTCAGTGGCGTCAACCTTAATAGAGATGCCAAGATCAGCAATATTTATAACAGCCATGTATCACCCATTAACGACAGGAACATTTCCATAGACCTTACTTAATTTAGCCAATAATTCCGCCTTCTTTTGCTCCTTACTAACTCCCTTATTGGATTTTCTGGTCTTTGGTGGTTTTTTAGCTCCAAATGCAGAGGCAACAGGGTCCATTACCATCTCTATCATCGAGAGCTTGTGACGCATTGCGGCTCTTGAAGCCAAGCCAATCTGGTCAAAGCTCATATCAAGTATTTGTTCAAAACTTAAACCACAAGAAAGCAACGTTCCTAATGAACGCTCCAACGACTCAACTTTTTCTTCTTCTGTTACATGTTCGCTGTTATTGATTTCACTGCTTGGCTCGCCTTTCTCGCCAGCCGTATAAACAAAGGGATTATGGCGGCTATCATCTCCTCTAGTGGAAATAGGTCTGCTGCTGCCAAATCACTGTCCTCAAAAGGAAAGCCTTGTTCAGTCGCCTTCTTCTTTACGCTGGCGATTAAAAGTGGTTGAGACACCGAAAAGCAATTGGAGATCACCCTTAGCACATCATCATTATCAGCAACCGACATAATCAAATCAAACATAGAAGAAGCGTCATTCGCAAATGGCATCTCCGTAAAGCTAAGAGACTTCAATTTTTCAAACTGTCTTAGCACTTTTATCTGAACACGTGCGCTGGCGACTGTCCTTACCATGTGCTTTCCGCCTAATACATCTTGAACCTCGATTTCATCATCAGGTATCAATGTTTTCAACACGTTTTGAAGCGTATAACCAGCATCGGCTATTGTCAGTTGTTCTTCTACTTCTTCTACTTCTTCTTTTGGGATTTCTGGTTCAGAGGCGTGTGCCACTTCTGGATCTGTCATTGTTTACTCCTACGTCATGCGTATTTTTGGGTAATAATTTTATATTACCTTATCATAACGGATACCAAAAAACCTACAAATTACACCGATAGTAAACAAAAAAAGAACGGAAAAGACCCCCCGAACCCGATTCAATATGTTATACTATATGAGTAACCAGAAGTGTAATTAATCATACTCATAACCAGGGAAGAACAATGGACCTCGTAACTATTACGTCCACGCTCAAAGGGGCTGTACGTGGCAGAAGACCAAACCGGAAAGCATACGGAAGACACAGAGTTATATCTGCAATCGACGTAGGTTTCCGATACAGAGAGGTATTAAAAACCTCTTGCGACATTATTTATAGCGATAGATTTTATGACCTTTTAATGGACAAATTGGACGCTGAAGGCATATTTGTAAAACGGGAAGATTGTGATTCGTTAATAGAGGCACAACACGACAAAATGAAATCCCAAATGACCGATAATTGGGGGGTTAAAGAGTCAATTTATGCTCCAGCCCCATACTTCGGCATGGGATTCAAACGCCACAAGGAAACAGGTGGAATATACGTTGCTGGGCTACAAATTTGCGAGAAAGTGGTAAACCATGACCCGAACGGAAGTATACCTGCTCCGAATTCCAAGGCAGCAACAATCGTAAAACGGTCAATAAGTGGCTTGATCCCGTTGGGAATATATAGAACCTATAAAGTAATAGACGTAGTAGAGGGGATAAGAATTCCAACAGCCGAGTGGAAAACAGGTCAAGATGCTTTGGAAATGCTCCTTATCAACGGTCTAAACCAAGCCAACAAACAATACAAAACTTTTTTAACACTGAAAGGGGAATAAGCAATGGACCGGAATTATTCAGAAATATTTAAAGACTTAAACCAAATATTAACCAAGATAAAAGGACTAGGGCTCCTTGGCTATGAAGACAAATTTGCAATGTCACTATCATTTGGGCATGGAGTGAACAGGCGTAGTGGATATATAAATATCCATGTATTTGAAAAAGTGTTCACAGATATAGTTAGCAAGTTCAATCTTGCAAGTAAGGTTGAATTTTGCAATAGCTCTGGCAGTAGCGGACACCATGTTGAATTATATTTAGAAGAATACGATATAATGCTCACATCTATTCTCCCCTTTAAAGAAAAACCCGAAGACTTAAAGACCGAATACTTTGGTGTATCCAATGTATGAAGTAGGAAAGATAATACAAAGTCCCGATAGATTTTTTGTCTGCGTAAGAATTAGAAACAAATGGGGCGTTCCATACAGTCTCCGGAAAAGGATTGGTCCTTTGGAGATTAAAGAAGCGCACCAAACTCTTTCTAAATCCATAGAGAAATATGGCTGCAACTACGAGATAGTAATTGAGCCAGCAACACATGTAGATAGAACTGCTGATAGCTGTCATAACAGCATCATCCAAAACCATGAGGTTAACAATGACTCATCCCCTTAATTCTATGCGCTATGTGAGATTAGCAGAGCGCCTAAACGAAACATTGCGCTTGGTGAATACATATCTGCAACTTCGCATAGAAGAAGTAAAAACAAATTTGTCAGCACGACAGCTTGCCGACCTAACAAAGATAACGAACATAGATGAAGTTATCAAAGACTGCGACCAAGCAAGCCCTATAAATTGATAAATATTTCCGTGAATAGAGCCAGCGATTGGTCGCCTCATCATATGGTGTCTATGCAAGGCTTAACAGCCTTACCTTCCCCAAAGACTCCAGTTGGATACGGAGTTTGCGAAAGCTAAACGTAATGAGGTCTATCCATAAAGGCCAGCAGGTTTGCTTCATGTAGCCTGTTGGTCTTTTAAATTTTATAAACAAACCACAAACGAGACAGCCATGATAAAAAACATTAGCCGGAAAAAAAGGGGGGTAACTACAACGTGTGACTTCAAGGAGTACGAACCACACGGTAAGGGCGAGCTATTGCCACCAGAACTGCGCGAACGGATGGACCTAACAACATGGGATTGGGACACACTCAGATACTTTCAAAGCTCTGTTTACCGTGTCTCCTTTTATGTTCAGCCTCCGGTGGAAGATGTACGACCATTCCACTTTGGTCTACTAAGTTATAGGCGTAGAGATGGAAAGACCATCGGATCTTGGAGGGAAAAGCAGCTTATAAAAGATTGTATCGCTGGCACATTATGTGAAGGAGCAGAACTATTCCCCTCTCATCTACGGCTACTGGATACCGCTAACCAGTATCATCTCTGGCTTATGCCTAGTGCGTCCCTAATGCCGTTTGGATACTTTCAGCTACGGTGTACTGACCAAGACGAAGAGGTAGTTAAGATGGGATCACTGGTAACAAAAAACAGATGCCCACAACAACCACGAAAGAGCCGCCATGACTATACCGAAGATGCCGGGTTTGGGCCGTATGGTCTTCTCGGTAAATGGTGGGAAGAATATGGGTATCCCACAACAGATTGGGACAAAAAGATAGGGGCTAAATAGCCCCTTAGATAACTGATGTAGCAAATTACAGCATCTCAGCCCAAGATTCTAAATCTTAGTATATCTGTCGATACGGATTAAGCTTTGATGGTCAGACAATGCTAGACCATCCCAAGATTTTGTAACACCAAGGGCAGTAAATCCAAACCCAAATGAGTGTTCATCTTGACCAAACGGAGCAGTAAACCCGGTAGTTGACTGACATTTCCAAACATAACAGTTGAGAGTATCGCCTGTAACTCCCATTTGGTGACGTATACTCATTGAAATATCAACATTCGTAGGATCTCCGCCAAACCAAAACGCTTCGCCAGTGGCAAGAGCGGGTATATCCCAACCAGGAGGCTCTGATGACCCGGCTCCATACAAGAGTTCATCTTCATCATTGATACCAGAACCTAATGCCATCTTGAACCGAAGAAAATCCCATTCAATAGAGGTAAAGGTGATGTTTACCATTTGTTGTTGTTGAAAAGTGTAGACTACCTGACGAGGATTTCCTTGCATGATCTGTTTCTTCTCTGAAACCATCTCAAGGGATACGCCATCGTCACCAATAAATCCAACATCAACGGTGGGAGTTAATCCATTCGGAGAAGTCCCGCTTCCAGTGAATAAGGCCATCTTTAAGGTGGCAGGTCCGAAACTAATGTCATTGGTAGTTCCGCTTGGTAGATTAAGAGCCATGATCTTCTCCCAAAAAAGATTTCATTTCAAATTTATAAAGGATTTTCTTTAGTATATCGTACAACATTAACATGTGAACAAGAACGACAAATAATTTTTAGCTTGCCGCCAACGCCAGCAGTCCAGTAAGCATAAAAATCTTTGTATCTTATTCTCAATTCATCGCCCTCTGTATCGTATATCCCAAGCCTAAAGCTGCACTTCTCACAATTCCATATCACATCATTGGTATGTAATGCATCAGTGCCATCAAGTTCTTGATTGCCATCTGTATTTTGCTGAGAAAGAACAGCCATTTGGATTATCGTTGCAAGCTCTGACTCTATTGCTTGAATTTGTCGCTCTAATCTTTCTATGGATTTTCGTTCAGACATATTAACCAACAGTAACGGCTCTATATATCCCTCTAACAGCCCAACACTTCATCGCATCATTAAAAAGACCAAAGGGTCGCTCAGTCTCATACATGTATCCCTTCATGCTAATTCCAGTATGCGAAAGTCGTACACAATTAAGAGACTTGTATGCCAGGTCATAAACCGACTTGCTTTGAGAGGCAGAAATACGGCTATATGTGTATATCTGGATCTCAATATTCTGACTACACATGGCGTAATTGGCTCTACCGCTACGGTTTTCTATGATAATCAATGGCATCTTAACTGTAGGTATATCGTAATCCATGAAGTGATCAGTATAAATACGATCTTCCACAACAGAGTTTATGTTCGGATCAAGAAGCAATTGCATACGAATTAACTGGTCTACTATCTCTATCTCGTTTGACATTATCCCCTTCCCTGACGCTTAATATGCCGTATAAGAGTCTTTTCAAATACCGAAGCTAGCTTTTGTTGTACGACAGGTTTAGTGGCCTCTCCACGAACCGGATCACGCGCAACCATTATCTTGGTGCCTTCCCAAACATACAGCCTTGATTTCGGGATCCCAGAAGTAGGCCCAACCCGACCTTCTAATGTAAGACTGTTAACGTCAAAACCAAGATACTTTAGAAAAACACCCTTTCTTTTATGAACCATGTGTGGCTCTAAATTTCCGGGTAAAGGAAAGCCTCCAGCCCACTTTGTGGCGTATGGGTGGTTAAGATACCGTAGTCGCATTTCCGATATATCTGTTCTGGAAGACGCTTCAACCGAATACTGTAGAAGCCTTTTTGTTGTAGCCCTTAGAGCAAGAACAACAGCAAGATTTACACCTCTTTTAGACTTGCGAAGCTGATCACTTAGCCCCGATACATTTATTCTCAACTCTATCTTCGGCATCTTCTATCTCAATTGGCTTTACAAAAAACGTACCCTTCTCATCTACTTCTATTCTATCATAAGGAAAATCAGGAAGGTCTTGTTCTATCGTCGGTCTGAATTCTCCGGTATCTATGATTGATTGAAGAGGAAATACTGACTCTAACTTCTCAATAAGTTCAAAACAGACTTTATGAAACGGGTGGCCTGGACCGAGCCTTTCAAATGTATGTTTAAACATCAGATTCGACTTCCTACCAAGATGGTAAGCATATTCTTTGTATGGCAAAAAGGCTGTTCCAGCACACATACAGGCTCTTTCATAACAAGTTTCTGCCTTAGCCATTTGACCATCATTCACACATTGAAGACCCAAAGCAACCCAAGACCCACAATCCAAGGGATTCTTCTTCAATTCATTGAACAACATTGAATTGTATTTTCCTAACTTGTGTGCCATATCTTTTGGTTTCCGCATTAGGCCGGTATTCACAGTGATAAACGGAGCATATTGAACATTGGGGAAAATCCCCATATCCATTAGTCTATTGAAAGCTTTTTCATACCCCTCATGCACTGAGCCTTCTACTTTTACAAGCCCAACATCATCCAATTTTACCATTCGTATCGTTTCGCTTCTTGACTCTTTCTTGTCTCCAGCATTTGTAGGATTGGTAAATCTAAACATCCATCCCCACACATCGTTAACCTCTGCCATCCGTTTGACAGCAGCAGTGAATGGAGGTTGATCTTGTGGCACAATCTCATCAGGGTCCATTGATAGTACCCATCCAATTGTGCCTTTGTTTGTTTGCCTAAAGTGATCTATAGCTGCATTCCTACACGCGCCAAGACCTCCTTCAATGACAGCAAGCTCTTTATGTATGACCTCCACCCTGAATAACCTCATAAGTTGAGCCAAATTCCATGATGGGCCGGTCTTATACTTTTTGCTCCATTCTTCTTCTGTAGGCCAAGAAGCATGATTATCATCTTTAGCCCACTCCATATCTTCCTCTTCCCACTTGCCTGTCCATACAAGAGCCAACCTATCGCAGATCCCGTAAAGCTCTATAAACCATCGTCCAATATGCGGGATTATCTCATCTTCATATGCCAACATGTACGCTGCAATACCGTTCCTTGGATTGTAAACAGAAACCGGGACATTCTCTTGCCTGACGATATGACTGTAATTCCCATCCAAGCCCACAAGCTTTGGGTTTTTTTCCTTGTCTAAATCTTGGTAGAATTTAAACTTGTCGGCTCGATCAACAGAACGAACATGAGATAAATGCCTCATTCTAATGCTTGTGTCGTACCTTTTTACCTTGCTGTGTTCTGGACAGTTTCCGCAATGCAAACCTATGTCAGTGCCAGCAAATACTTTCTGAGGGAACTTCTTAATAACCCTCCAAATCCTTGGGCCAGCCATTGCAGACGTATAGCCATTTGCAAATGGATAATCTGTTCGGATTAGATTTGTGTTCTCCCAATGATTTAGGAATGACACATTACCGCAAGTCTTATCTGGATCTGGGTGGTGGATGGTTCTCCTAAAGGTATATTTACTAATCCTGTCTTCTGGAACCTCATCGCCATCTACCGAAAAGATATAGTCAGCGTCCATTTCATGCGCTATCTGGTACGATAAATTGCGCTCATCTCTTTCGTTAAAGTCACCGCCCCAAGGAGCGCAACGAACCTTAAATTCAGGGTTGTTGCTTTTAGCGATTCTTAAAATCCATTCTTCCAGCAGTTTGGCCCTGGCAGTAGAGTCTTGTTCTTCTTTACAGCTATCGAAAATCGCCTTGTTCTCATCGGATAGAGAGCCATACATTGGATTGTCGTATGAGGACAATGCGTCTGCCGGATTATTCGTAAGAACAAAAGATATGCCATCCACAAGCTGAGACACACGAGTAACGCTCATCTCCAATTGTATAAGTTCGTTTATATTCTTTATAGAAACTCTATATGCAGCAATTACATTCTTTTCACTTTGAGTGTATTCTTCCCACTTGAGCATGTACCGGATTAGATTTTTTGTGCCGTGGTATTGACCAGGAAATATCTCTTTAAGGGTTTGATGCATCATGTGACCAATGACAGTATGGAAAGACAAGGAAGAACGCCACCCCATCTCTTGGGCTCTTAGGCATAAATCATTGTCTTCATACCCACCAACCGGAAACGAAACATCATCGAAAGGACCATAATACTGGTTTTCAACCCCTGTATTCTGGGCAAGGTCTTCAGCACAATCACGCTTCAACATAATACAAAAGCCATAAACTATATTCTGTAGGATGGTTCTATTGCCATGCAACTCCCTCCAATCTGTAGAAAACGCCTGTATGCCCAATCGAATTATTTCAGACTTCACCCACTCGAAGTCCCTTCCAAATAAACCACTTTCCCCATATGCCCCAGGAGACAGTGGGCCTGTAATGCCAATCTTACCGATCTCTTCTACTGGAAATGGGGCCTTTTTTGTTTCTAAGAGAGAGTATGTGTAAACTTCTTTTGTTTCCAAAGAAGAAGCCAAACTCTCCATCCAACCGGGCGTTACATGCAGGTCGTCATTCGCAATAGTGATATATTCTGGAATACCGTAGTTCTCTTTCGCGAATTCATACCCTTTGTTTACAGCGGCACCAAAACCAATTGGTTCGTCTGACCATACATATTCAATCGTTACGTTTTCCTTGGGACTCAATAATGCTTGTGCGCCAATTAGTCCTTTAAGGGCCTCTATGTTCTTCTTTGCGTCTTCCATCTTGTGTGGATTTACACTCACTACAAATAATGTATTCGACTCAGAATATTTATAGAAAGCCCCAAATGTTCTCATTAGAGTGCTTTCTAAGGCCAATGTTGGAATGATAACCAAGTGTTTATATTGGTCTGACATATTTGCCCCTGGCGTCATGCGCTGTTTTAAGGTTCGATAATAACTTAATATGTATAATGTATAAGCACAAAAAAGTAATTATGAAGTCTTGCGTAATCTTCTGTTTTCTTTTTCTAATGATTCTATACGTGCCTTGAAAATAGCCAATTGTTCTTTCAGGTCCACCAATTGTTCTTGAAGCCTCATTCTGTCTTCATAAATGCCTGTAATTTCACCACGAAGCCTCTGTATTTCTTCTCGCAAGTCATCTCTGTAAACCAATATCTCCGTGCGCTCTATGTCGATTTGTCTCTGTTTCAATCTAAGGCTATCTTTCCAAAAATCCCACGCCTTATTAGATCCAAGTGCTGCAACACAAGCCAATGCGACGGTTAAAATAGATTCGTTCTCCATTTCTCTATCACGTATTAGTGAGTGCCTGTTTTGCAAGATTGCGTAATCGTTCATTCTCTTTCATCTCGTTCATTATTGATAAACACTGCTCAACCTTTTTTGTCGTGCCGTCCAATTCTTCTTTAATAGATGAAGATACCTTCGATATATCCACAACAGCACTTATACTCTCAGACTGAGACAACGACATAATCTCCACATTATTGTCCACCCCGTCTATTCTTGTTCCTATAGCCCTTATTTCAGTTGATATATTCGATCTTAAATCCAAACTATCTTTATTTAGCCCTTCAATCACCTCGTCATATCGGTTCCGCATGTCGGTAACGTCTTCTTTATACTCCTTTCTAATCTCAACCAATTGCTTCTGAAAACTCTCAACCAATAAATCCATCCTCTTTTGCATAGAGGTATACAACCAGATTAAAAAAGCCGCAAAGACACCAAGCGAGCCGTGGTCTAATAGTAAATCCATTATTTCCATACGATACCCACAAACAAATAAATTATACCAGCTTATCTATAGTGGGATTAGCCACATATAGATAAATTATCTCATCTCCATAATAATTCGCCAGTAGTTTTCGTACCCAACAGAGTATTGAATGTACTGAACACCAAGCACGAAATACTTTTCATTTGTGTCTGCATCAACAATAAAATCTGATACGGCTGGAGTAAAAGATTCATCATAAGCCATAAAAATAAGGGGTTTCTCCGTCTGGAAAGAGCCAAAAGAGTCAACCCGATAGTCTTGTGTGCTTATAGAATTACCAAGGGGCCGGTTTATAAAACAAGGCCAACCAGAAACAACAGCATATTCGCTACTTGCAGAGCCACCGCCCTTTCCAAAATACTTCACTTCAATAGTAGATCCGGACGATACAAGCGTTGCATCACAAGCAATACTGGTGACAGTATCAAAGTCTTTTACTGTAATGCCAAGAGAGGAAGAAGAAAAGGATATGGTGTCCGTTATACCAGACAAATTCTTGGTCCCGTTAACAGTTAGAACCCCTGTAGAGGCTTGATTTAGTTTGACCTGTACCACAGAGGAATTGCTTGGATTCCTTGTCACCGAAATAGAAGAGGCAGCAGCCTGAACATCAAAAAGAAGCTGAGTTTGACGGGTAATATCTACCCTGTTTCTCAATACACTCATCATCATGGCAACCTCCAATCATAGTCATCTACCAAATACTATAACTTCAGGAGATTTAGTTATCCTTCTCCTTTTGCGAGTTCTTGATGCGCCATAAGCAATTTGCGCTTCATTGGCGTTGGGTATCTTTTCCGGCTTTTGTGGCTTTACCTCTTCCAACTGCACGATAGTTGGCTTTCTCTTGTTATTTACATCTACAACGATACGACGCTTAGTCCCTGCTCTTTTAACGCTTACACCAAGCTCGCCAATTAGATATTCAGCCAAAGAAGAAGAGATATTTGAAGCAGTAGAGTCTGTTAACTGACCGTCAGTAAAGCGAATTTGAGTCTCTACTTTATCTATAAGATTGTTTTGTAAAACAACATCCAATGACCGCTGTAAAAAACACAAATTATCATAGACTTGCTTTTTCATGCGCTTTTCACACGATGGATATACAAGTATTGTCTCCAACCCCATAAATTCCGAGCATCTAACAACGGTATCTATAAACCGTGACGCCCAAAGTCGGTCCACACCGCACAATATCTCGTTCAAACCAGAGCAAATAACACAGTATGTCTTATCAAACTGCTTAGAAAAATGCTCTATCTGGCTCATGCAAGACATAAGCCGAGAATATATACTCTTCAAATCCTTGCAGTGAACCACATAAACATACGGCTCTATGCTTCCGTCTGTCTTCTCCGCTATGGTGTTCACAATCTCATGGTCAATCGGCACAGCGTTTCTTGGGAAAGACCCATATCTGTCTGATACATATACAATACCTATTTTCATTTTAGTAACCACACCTGATTTTCGAGTTTAAGATACCAATCTATTGTTTCTTTGGGCAATAGTTCTTCTGGATGCCCACCAAACTTATACCAAGAGCATATCGGAAGGTATGCCCAGACCTGGACAAGTAGTTGCTACTGGATAGTACACCATACTAACTCAAAAGAGGTAATGTGTAAAAAGACTATCTGTTTGAATGGCTTTTCTTCGTATAAGAACTTTTAGTAGACAGCTTTTTGTTGGCTACTTTCTTAGCTGCTGCTTTTATCGTTGCCTGTGACGGTGTTGCAGTCGGTGTTGCCTTTACCATTGTTCGTGGAGGCGTCTTCTTAACGGCAGTTGTTGGCCTGACAGGGGTATACTCTTTGAACTTTAAACGTCTGGTAACGAACGTGTAGACATTAACGTCATCAGTAGAGCATACCAAAAATCCATTATCAATAGTGCATTGTATCACTACGCCCATAGGAAGTATCCATTGGGTTCTACCACCATGGTATCTCTTTTTAAGATGATAAGTCATTCTATCCACCCAATCCTCTAGCGAATACTCGCCTATGTTTATTTAAAATGCGTTGCGCTATTAAAGGTATGGTGCTTCCGGTGGCCCCGTCAAATTTCACCATGTAATCCCCAATCCTTTGCTCCTTAATACCCGCAGAAGACTGTTGATTGAAGAGACTTGTCGCTATTAGATTGCCAGCATAAATAACATCTTCTGGAACCGAAGAAAAACCAGCGGTGTAATCCACTTCTACAATACCGCGACCAGTTGAAAAGAGAGCGGAAAGGGGCTTCAACTTTATTATGCCAAGACCTGAATCAAGCTCATATCCAGTAGCCGACATTAGCGAACCAGAGATTGTTAGAGCGGTAATGGATGCAACAGGTCTGTACGTCAAGGCCACCTCGCTCATTCCACCCGCAGTTACATCTATCTTTTCAGAATAAGCAATCACACCAGAAGAAGTTAAGCCCAATTCATCCAACACCATCTGTTCCACAGCACCCTGCAAATCTTCTATGGCAGCATCATTCCTTGTGACGACAGTTGGTATCCCCATCATGCGTTTAATGCGGTCTTTATCGGTGAAGACGTATGGCATTATTCATTAGTCCTTTGTTTGACTTTTCCGTGGTCTTCCTGGCTTTCTCTTATTCAAGATTGACCTGAAAACGTCTTTCGTCGCTTCTGTCCATCCTAATTTAGACGCCCTTTCTACAGCGGATTTATTTTTAAGAAAGATTGTTGCTGCCATTACCCCATCAACACTGATTGGTTGGCTGTGACAACTATCTGTATAACAATAAAACGACTGACCAACCTGTGGGTCAATGTCATACCTTCGCATCGCAAACTTGAAATTGTCTTTAAGGAACTTTGGGTCCGTGCCGAGTGCAGTCGTCATTTATTCACCTCTGTAATTATTTTACACTGTATCAAATAAAAAAGGGGGCCGCAAATGCAGCCCCCCAACATAGTGTTCCGATTATCTGAAACTTAGGTTGATTACAAGACGTTCGTAAGCATAGAAGCACCGAATGTATTTGAGATGCAAAGAGCCCCATCCCAAAACATATCGAACTTATCAAACTGACTGTCAGTCTTAGCCAATGGCATAACTGTCATTGGGGTAAGCTCACTTATATAGGCGTATCTCTTGTTAAGGACCAAGATAGACGTTCCAGTTCCACTAGTATAAGACTGAATGAGGGCACCAGCAGGGTTCAGTGCAATGGTATCTGGAATTGCAGTAGAGCCAACAATAGGAATTCCATCATAAGTTCTTACACGAAATCCAGCAGCAATTTCAGTCTCGTTAACAAACTGTTGTGTCGCTTGAAGAGCCCCATTGATAGATCGAAGTCCTTTAAGCGACCCACAAATCACCAAGTCACTACGCCTACCAGAACCCTTGACAGCATCAATAGCTCTATCCAAGTTCGAGAGGTTTAGAGCAGCAGGTGTAGCGCCAGTGTTATTGTTGATCAATTGGGCACCTTGGATCTGTGTCATAAATCCATTGATTGCCTGGGTGGTATCTATGTTGGCAGAGGCAGCAGCATTTCCTTGACCCAGAACCAGCGCTTTTTCCATGGCGTTAGCAAAATCTTCTGCCTTCATTGCCATTTCAAGAGCCAAAATATCGGTATAGCTCCGACCAGTGGCTTGAATTTTGCGGGTAACGTTACCTTGTGTGACCAACGTTTTATAGTCGAAGTTAATTTGAGCGTATTCACCAACTTCATCATAGGTGCTAGAAGCAGTAGTGTCCAAGACCCACGCCCCACCAGATTGTCCGGCAGTTCGTTGATTGATATACTCTGCATTACCAGTGCCACGACGACGATCAAGAACAGCCTGAAGGCCGAACTCGCGAAGCGTTAGCTGCTGAACAGTGCGGTTAATAAATTTCTGAAGGAGTGTTGTTCCGTCAGAACTAACTGTAATTTGAGTCGCCCGTTCAAATGCTTGACGGGTTGCCTCAGTAGGTGACCATTGTGACATTGTATTCCCCTTAGTTCCAGCTCATTTGTTTAGTAGATAGCAAACCGTCAGCTTCTGCGGAACGAAGTCCAGCACCGAGTAGGTCTACAAGTTTTGAGTGCGATACTTGCTTTTCTCCAAGCAACTGTTCAACGTTCTCTTCGATTACAGTAGCCAGAGCCGTGCTACCACTTTTCCGAGCAGCGTCAATACTGCGGCTAAATTCATGCCGAGCCAGAGGGCCAGAGCCAATATGTCGAGAATGAATTCCAGTGCGTACTGGTTCCGACATAAGCTTTGTTATCATTCCTTCCGCTTTTGAAAGCCGATCACGCAACATAGTTACATCTTCGGGTTCTTTGATTTCAGTTTTCTCAGGCTCACTTGGGGCCTCTGTCGATGCAGATGCCTTTGGTAGAGCTTCAAGAACTGATCGAGTAACGATTTCAGCAATCGCCTTCATTTCATTTTCAGTCATGTCTTCTCCATGTCTGGTTCTGCTATCGACATTTTCATTCTCAGCAGAAGATTTAGTGTTTGGGTTATTTTCCGTATCGGAAATTGATTTAAGTTCTGGTGCGTCCTTGCCAAATTTTTCATAGTATTTAACAAGGTGGGCGTGTGCTTTTGGTTTCTCGTTGTCGGGCATATCTACACCGCCCCTGGCTCCATTTAAAGCAGCCATAGCCGCAACGACACCACGAAATACAACCCTAAGTTCCCCATTTATCATTCTGGCAAATGGAAGTTTATAGGCTGACTTGGAGTCCTGTGCTTTCTCCGGATCTAAATAAAGATGGGCTCTCTTATAACGGTCCCAATTATCCAACCCTTTCCCCAAGACCTCATCTTGCGCTGTAGTGTTCCAATCCCACGGAACATCTTCCGCAGCGAGTGGCAAATCAGCAAACCCCGTAATCGTTCTCTCTTCGGTGCTGGCTTCTACTGACTTCTCTTCCTTAGACACTTTAAGAGTGGCATATTCTTCTTCAAGAAGATCAAACGCTTTTTTCAGCTTTGCATGTTCTTCTTTCAAGCTGTAATATTCGTTGTCTTCTTCATCTTTTGCTCTCTCGATGACCTCGACAACTTCCTCTGTCTTATCAAGAACAGTTGTTTCTACAGTTTTAGGCATAACCTCATCATCCCCCGTGTTGTTTTTGATAGCTTGATCAATAATACTACGTATTGACATATTAGCCAATCCACTACTGTCGGGATTTGCAGGGGCTCTTGTAATTGCAACATGGTCAAGGGTTACATCTTGGATAATAATGCGCTCTATCTCGCCACCTTCATTTTCCAAGACCGTTATATCTTCAAACCAACCACCAATAGACTGACCAATTGGCTCGCCACGATCAAGGCGTTTTACTAATTCCTTAGAACGCTTGTCATCTGCGTACAATTGGGAACGAACAACTAAAACAAAGTTATCGCTTCCTTTTCCCTTTTTAACTGCCTCGGCCCTAATCTCTGCATCTATTGTGCGTCCAATTACCTCATCCCATTCCGCTATTCCTCCAGACGCAAAACTATTGTGTCTCGGAAGGATTGGGATACCCGCTTTAATTTGGTTACACATATTATTTAGGGCACCAATTGACATTTCAGTTCCATAATGGTCAACAGAAGTGCTACTTGCTATGCCTTCGATAGCGTAAACCGTACCAACATTGCCGACATTACCAACGTCTATCTCGGAATCTGCGAATGAATTAAGTTGTTTTATATGATAGTTCGTCCTAAATCTTCCTTTAAGTCTATGAACGGTTCCCCCGTTCACATCTGTCTTAGAAGATTGACAAACAAAACCGTCAAACGCCTCTTCATTTTTGTTCTTTTTCATACAGATACCTTACAGCAAAACCCATACATATGTTTATACCAAACACCCTGAATCGTCAAAACCGTACATTAACCCAAACAATATGTAGCAAAACACTAACATTAGAAATGTCTATAGCATATTATTATTTTAAGTGTAAAAGCTAACGCAACATCTTGTTAAAGGCGCGATAATGAAATTTGTCACAGAATCCCTAAGTATAACTAAGAAAATTGACACCGTACAGCCGGGCTCTTGGTCTTCTAGCAACTATATAGCAAGAAAACGAAAGGGCCTTCACTTCAATAATGAAGTATTCTCTCAAACGTCCATCCCATCTATGGGTGGCTCGTATACCCGTTCAAATGAACGGGTACTGTCCGATGAAGAGCTATGGACCGTTTACTTGAAGTGTAGCGACGTTCGCGCAAGCGTTGACTCCATAGTTCGTAGGGTTGCCACGTTCGATTGGATGGTTTTACCTAACATTTCCCCACAAGATGAACGGTATGAGGGATTATTGAAGGTTTGCGATCAGGTGACACGCTTTTTACAACAGCCGAACAAAAATGGGGACACGTGGCAAGAAGTGATGACCGCACTTTTAACCGATACATTGGTTATGGATGCCGGGGTGCTTGAATTAGCATACGGGAAGAATGGCGTTCTTCAAGAATTGGTTCCATTAAGAGGATCAACCATCTTTCCACAAGTAGATGAGTTTGGCAGAATCAAAGAATACTCCCAAAATATATACCAAGATGGCATGTACGGAACAATAAGAGAGTCAACTTCTCCACAAGATTTTCCTACATTCAAGCCTAACCAAATAATGTTTCTTAGTTTGTTCAAGAATACAGCGGAACCACGCGGAAACCCCATTATAGAATCAATAATCAACGAAGTAATAGCTATGTTGAGAGCGAATGAACACGCAATGATAAGTCTGGATGCAGACGAGATACCGCCAGGGATACTTGTGCTAGCTGGTATTGCGGGTCGCGCTGCCGAAGAAGCACGTGCTGATATGCAAAGATTGAAGGGTCAGGACCATAAGATAAGAGTTATGACCACACCAGATCCCACAGGGATAGGCGCGAAATGGATTGAACTCAAACGAACCCCTAAAGATGTCTCTATGATTGAGATTATCGACCAGATTAGGCGAGCTATCTACAGGGCTTTTGGAGTTATGCCCGTAGAAATGGGTATGACTGAATCTATACCACGAGCTACCGCTGTTGTTCAGATGGACGTTGCCTCGTCGCACTTGGTTACTCCAATCTTAGAGCTGCTACAAGGGAAAATAAATGGGCAAATTCTTACATCTCTTGTACAAAATACAGAGATAACGAACTTAATAGAGTTTAAATTCGACAGAGAAAAAAGACTTACTCCAGAAGACCAAAGGAACTTGGCTACAACGCATCAACTATACGTTAAAAGCGGTGTTATGACGCGAAATGAAGTTAGAGAAACACTAGGACTCAAGCCGGTATTAGGCGCAGACAAACTAACACATGAATATACCGGGAATATAGCAACTATTACTGCCGATACGGAAGATGTGTATGATGATACTGTAAGCGATGAGCAACTAAAAGATGACGAATCTTCGGCTGATGAAAAGATAGGGCTCGAAGAGCAAGAAGACATAGAAGTTTTTGAAACCGAAAAAGAAATAGAGAAAAAAGAAGAATGATTGACAACTACCACAGTAGTTTAGCAAACGTAATCGACAAATATCCGGTTATAGGCCAAGCCATGCTACACCACAGGAATACCCGTGGTTTGCCTATGTCGTTTAGGGATATGCCATACCTGGCTCCACTGTATGCCGAGATACCAAATCTACAGGGGGCAGACATAAGGAAAGCAGTACAAACAGGGCTTTCCGAACTCTTTATAATCCTCGCCCTCAACCATGCTGGGTGGGAAGGTAAAATTGTTGCCTATATTCTCCCAACATTCTCTGTTAGAGACAGATTTGTAAAGCAACGGATAAACAAAATACTAAGCGGTTCTTCAAAGTATCGTTCAATGCTTCCAAAGGAAACAGACCTTGGGAACAACCGAATGAAAAGATTTGGCAGTGGCTCCCTTTTGTTCCTGGGCTCAAATACTACAGGTGATTTTGTCGAATTCTCAGCAGATACTATGATAGTAGACGAGATAGACCAGTGCGAACAAGCGAATCTATCAAAGGCAAAGGACCGAATCAGGGCCTCTAAAGACCCACGAATGTATAGACTCGGAAACCCAACGCTGCCAAACAGAGGAATCTGTGAACTATTCGATAAAAGTGACCAATCTCATTGGTTTACAAAGTGTCCAAAGTGCAATCATTGGCAGACACTTCAATGGGACGTAAATATCGTACAGAAAAACGATGACGGTCTATGGATACCAAGAGACAAAGAAGCCATTGATGCCTTACGATGGACAAAAGTAGAAAGTTATAAGGGCAAAATAGAACCCGTCTGCTCTAAATGCCACGGACTTTTCCCAAGACAAACGGAAGGTCAGTGGGTACAAGTGTATCCGACAAGAGATAGGCGCGGCTATACCCTTTCAAGATTGGATATATTGTCGCAAAACCTAACAAATCTATACCAAGAGTGGATAGCTGCTCAGTCAGACATAAACAAACTATCGACGTTTTATACATCTGTGCTTGGCACTGGCTTTGAACATAGCGGAGCAAGGATCTCATCGGAGATGCTTGGCAATTGCTGTGAAACTTACACATTAGACTACGGTGGTGGGCCAGAATATAAAAAAGAAATTGTTAGCATAGGTATAGATGTTGGAACACTGCTTAACGTTGTCGTTTCTATCGCAGTGAAGAATGAGGAGGGAGAAGTTCGACGCAAAACTGTTCTGGTTTGTACTGTGCGGAAGTTTGGAGAGCTAAAAGACATAATTACACGCTACAACGTAGACTCTGTAGTTATAGACGCAATGCCAGAGATAAGAAAATCACAAGAACTCAGAGATTGGGGCAGACTAAAAGGGCTAAACATCTGGTTGTGCCGGTTCTATCCCACACAACGAGTAGGCGAACAGGCTTATGGAATGAAGCTGAATTGGCGAGAAAGGGTCATAACGGTAGACCGAACACAGATAATGGACGCCACTTTCGATGAGATAAGAGACAAAAAGCACCAATTTCCAAGCGACGTTTTTAGCGTCTTGGGATTTCTTGATCAAATGAAAGCCCCTGTTAGAGTGGTAAATCCAGAAAAGGGCCGAATTGTGTGGAACGAGGGCTCTGCTGCCGACCACTATAGACTTGCAGATTGCTATGATCGGGTAGCTTTTGATATGTCTACCATGACAGGAAGTTTCGGGTAGGTTAAAACTCACTTGCCGCTGAATTCATTCCAACACATAGGTCATTCCGACCTAGACCTCTCACAAAAGCGGCTTTCCCCTTACTTTCCCGGCTTATGGTTCTCCCACCACACCTCAAATATAAAATGAGCTATGGTCTGCACAATCTGAACCAACACTGTTATTCCAGTAGCCGAGAAAAAGTCTCCGGTATAGATCCAGATAGTTAACAGCATCGTTGTGATAGATATGCCACGCCATATCGCAACCTTGAACAAGATGCCCCTATTCATCTATCGCTTCGCCACCAACGAACAACTGCATCAAGGTCTTCGGAATGTTTCCATCCGTATGCTCCAACTTTATGCACGTTATCTCGCCAAACAAACGACGATCATTCTCGTTGTCTACATCTATCTCTGACTTTTGAAGATAGGCGTCCCCAGCCTCGCTAACCGTATACGAACACAAATACTCCTTCAACAAATGATCAAAGGCACTTCCCTTTAACGGCCCATGCTCCATAGCCCACGCCATCGCGGCCTTACCATACCAATCATCACTCTCACTGCAATCCAATATGTAAGTCTCGCAAATGAAAAAACAACCCACCGGATGAACACCATCACGAACCATCTTAGACGATATGCCGCGAACTATCGAAGGCCACTTCGTCTTCTCCATCGCAAAATGATACGCAACCAAATCACCACTATCCGACACCACATACAACATAGGAGGGCACGAACCACCATCGCAATACGACAAACCACTACCCAACTCTATAACGTTACGCAATACACGCGAAGATAACGCCACTACACTATTTATCATCTTGCTCCCTCCATAACGTACCACCTCGTGTCTTCGTCATCACCTCTCCTACAGCTCCACCACTACCGGCACTACCACCAACCCCACCCACAACCGAACCCGGCAACGGGGCGCTGCTACCATCACGAAGAAATACACCCACCCGACCATTCCGCATCCTACGTCGAACATAACGCTGCTCGCTAACTCCCGAACGCTCCAACCTCTCCAATACTCCCAAACATCGCTTGCAATCACAATCATCCTTCGCAAACACCATGTAATGAGCCTCATTCGGCATCCAAACTCCACAAGCAGTCCGGTAATGCTCCATACGATAACCATTACCATCTCGATATATCTCGCGGCTTTCACCAAATGTGTAATGTACCTTGCTCATAAGATAATCCCCCAACCCATATTAACACGTTATCCAGTAAGTGTAACTCGATCTGTAATTTTAGAAAAAATATCCGGGGGGAAGGCTGGCTGGCCCCCAAAAGCTAACATTTTGAGTCCGCTTTTCTTGACGTTCAATGATGTTAGTGCCAAGGCTCACAAATTCACGCGGTTTGAACCGGTCATGCCATGTCCGGTTTATTTTGTGGTCTGTTAGCACCCCTTCGAGCCGACCTGGTTCGCAGTGCATCGAATAGCCCCATTTTCGGACACTGTACAAGTGTTCAAAATTGGCGTCTAAGCTACCCCGCAAACCCCAATTCTAACGCCCAAAGTATTGACACTGCAATGGGGGCTATTCGATGTACTGCGAGCCTGTTTTGAACAGATGTACAGTGTTTTCATGGGGTAATTTGCGCCCTCTAACCTACCGTACCGTAGGTTATGAAACGAGCTAACCCCTACCGAATATGGTAATTTGGGTGTGGATAGTTCCAATTAAGGGGCTATTCGAACCATAAGGGATCCAAGTGGAACTACGAAGTTAGTAAAGCTATCATCGCCACTTGACCCGCAAACCAGAGAAGACACAATGAAAACCAAAACAACCCAAAAGGTAACCACCAAAACCGAAAAGGTAGTTACCGCCCCGAAAGCAGTTAACCAAACTGCTACCACCGACAACGCAACCCCCGACGCTACCACCGTCGCCAAGGGTAGCGACACCGCCACAACCGACGCTACCACCGTCAATGATGACGCTACCACCGTCAATGAGACACAACGTACCCAACCCCTCACCCTTGAAGACGTTAACACCGTTCGACTTGAGAGCAACCTCAACCCTTGCGCTCAACACCTTGCGGGGTTGCTCCGAAAGATGATCCCCCAACCCACCCACGTTGACGCCTATCTCATTGAGCGCCTTCTCAATGGTAGCGTTCCTGATTCCGAATGGATCGAAGGGCAATACTCCTTCCTCATGGGGATGGATGTCGATATCCTTGACGAGCAAGGAGAATGGACAGGAGAGACTGTATTCCAGAAGCTACGGGTTTACTTCCCCGCTTGTACCGTCGCGACACTTGACAAGTTGTTTATCCAATCGACCCATAATAAGAAGAATGCTAAGACGGGAAAGGTTGACACCGTTAAACGGAATGGCGCGTTAGCGCGTGTTTTGATCGCGCGTAACAAGGATCTGACGGTGGAAAGTACTAAGGTAGGGAACAAGACCCACAAGTACATCAAGTATCTCCCTGAGTTCACCATTGACGATCTCCGTGGCGCTAAGGTGTCACGCCTTGACGCTACCCTCAAGATCCTACTTGGTACGCTGTTCACTTGTGATGTTCGTACAACGGGTGATCTGTTCGACACTGTTAGCACTGACGGGGACTTCACTATTCTAAAGAATGGTGATCTTACCGTCGTAACAGTTCGGAAAG